GGCGCGATGGCAAAAAGAGACATCGACAAGATTTCTGGGCGCAAATAATCGCTTGAATCTTGCACAATAGAGATATGAGCGAAACCGGCACGGGTGTACCCCCGGGAAACGTACAAACCACGCAAGATGTTTTCGAGCAGATGCTCGCCGCCGATGAAGGCGAAAACGAGCAGCAAGAGACTGAAGGTGTGGATGAGGGGCTTGAGTTAGCAGACAGCGAGTCGGCTGACGAGAGCGTAGAGCAAACCGAAGGCGATGAGGAAGCCGAAGAGGCACCCCAGCAGGCCCAGACATTCCGCGTCAAGGTTGACGGGGAAGAAGTCGAGGTGCCGCTGGATGAGCTTCTAAAAGGCTACTCACGCACCGCGGATTACACGCGCAAGACGCAAGCCATTGCAGAGGCCCGTAAACAGGCCGAGGCAGAGGCTGCGCTGGCGCGGGAAGAGCGGCAACGGTATGCACAGACTTTGGCGGCCCTTGAGGGCACGCTCAAGACGCTGCAACCTCCCGAGATCGACTGGGACAGACTCTATCAAGAGAACCCGGTCGAGTGGGTGAGACAGCGCGAGCTAGTGCGATCAAGGCAGGAGCAGGCTGCGTGGGTGCAGGCCCAGAAGCAGGCTCTCGTGGAGAAGCAGCAAACCGAAGAGAGAATTGAAGCCGAAAAGACCCTTGAGGCTGAACGGAATAAACTCTTAGAGGTTCTGCCAGAATGGCGCGACGCCGATAAGGCTCGCACCGAGAAGGCGAAGATCGTCTCTTATGCCACCGAAAGACTTGGCTTTAGTGTCGAGGAGATTTCGGACATATACGACGCCCGAGCCGTGCTGGCACTGCGCAAAGCGATGATGTTCGACGAACTGATGAGCAAACGCGATCAGATGCGTCCGAGGATCATGCAGAAGGCGAAGCCGATGAAGGCTGGCGCCGCGTCCACGCCACAATCGTCCAAGGTCGTAGCATCCAAGGCGGCTCTTTCTAGACTCGCAAATAGTGGCAGCCACAAAGACGCGGCTGCTGTGTTTGAACAGTTTTTAGATTGAGGAATTTTCACTAATGTCACAGACAGCTAATACTTTTGATACCTTCAGCGCGAAGGGTATCCGTGAGTCTCTCTCGAACGTGATCTACAACATCTCGCCCGAAGAGACCCCGTTCATGTCGAACATCGGTCGCGAGAACGTCAAGAACACTTACTTTGAGTGGCAGACGGACTCGCTCGCCGCCGCTTCTACGACCAACGCGCAGATCGAAGGCGACGACGTGTCGTCCTACGACTCGACCAGCGCGACGGTTCGTATCGGCAACTACACGCAGGTCAGCCGCAAGACGCTCATCCTCTCGGGCACGCTCGAGTCGGTGGACAAGGCTGGCCGTCGCTCGGAGCTGGCCTACCAGCTTGCCAAGCGTTCTGCCGAACTGAAGCGCGACATGGAGTCGATCATGCTCTGCAACCAGAAGGCCGATGGCGGCTCCTCTGGTGTGAGCACGGCTCTCCGCAAGACGGGCTCGCTGTTGGCGTTCATCAAGACGAACACCGACAAGGGCACGGGCGGCGCTGATCCGTCGTACACCACGCAGCCGAACGCGACCCGCACGGACGCGACCGACGCCAACCTGCGCACGTTCACTGAGACGATTCTCAAGAGTGTGATTCAGAAGGTGTGGGCCTCTGGCGGTACGCCGAAGATTCTGATGGTCGGCCCTGTCAACAAGCAGCGCGTTTCGGGCTTCGCGGGTATCGCGGAGATCCGTCGTGAGGTTGTTGGCAACAAGCCGGCGACGATCATCGGCGCGGCTGACGTCTACGTTTCCGACTTCGGCAACGTGAGCGTCGTCCCGAACCGCTTTCAGCGTGAGCGTGACGCCTTCGTGCTCGACCCCGAGTACGCTGCCGTCTCCTTCCTGCGTCCCTTCAACACCGTGGAACTTGCGAAGACCGGCGACGCCGAGAAGCGCATGATCCTCGTGGAGTGGGGCTTGAAGGTCAACACCGAGGCCGCGCACGGTCTCGCCGCTGACCTCACCACGACTTGATCGTAGTGATGTAAACTCGGGGGCGGCGGCAATCGTGCCGTCGCCCCTTAGTTGAGGATCACATGAATTCATCGGGCAAGCGTTTATTTGATTACGACCCGAACACAGGCACCACGAAGTGGTGGCACTACGATGCCGACAAAGATGAGGCCACGATTGAGACGGCCTTTGAGGTCGGCGATCTGATTGAACAGAACAAGAAGCAGTATGCTGCGACCGACGAGAGGACGCGGTGGGGTGAGTGGAACAAGGTGGCGTCTATTCCGATGCCGTTGTTCTACAGGTTGAAGAAGGATGGAATTATTGACGACCCGGCGGCCATGAAACGCTGGCTCAATGATCCCAACAACAAGTTTTTTAGAACACGACCGGGGCGCGTATGAGCCGCACGGTCGCGATATTAGTCCCCGCAAGGGACACGGTGATGACCTCGTTTGCCTACGACCTAGCGCGGGCGATGTCATTCCACACCGCGACAACGGACGACCGCGTGATGCTTTATACATCGCACGGAACTCTGATCGCCTCTCAGCGTATGGAGCTTGCGCGTCAAGCACTCGAGGAGAAGGCAGACTATCTCCTCTGGCTTGATTCAGATATGAGGTTCCCGAAGGAAACTATCGGGCACCTCATTCTGCGCGACAAGCCCATCGTGGCCGCGAACTATGCAACACGTCGTATGCCCGTCAAGCCTGTGGCGATGATGGACGACGACGGGAAGATAGGTCGCGTGTATACCGCCCCAGACTCGGAAGGGCTGCAGCCGGTGGATTACATCGGCATGGGCGTAATGATGGTCAAGCGCGAGGTGTTTGAGAAACTTGACGCGCCGTGGTTTGCGATTCCGTATTCGACGGTCGGAAATCACTACATCGGGGAAGACGTGTTCTTCTGCCGCAAGGCGCGCGAGGCTGGTTACGAGGTATTGATCGACCACGATCTCTCGCACCAGGTTAAGCACATCGGTACGTTTGAATACTCGCACGAAGGTGCGTGGGCGATGAAGGAACAGGTGGACGGTGGCACTAACATCATACAGCGCGCTTAAAAGCAGCATCGCCGACTGGCTGAACCGAGACGATCTGACGTCGGTGATACCCGACTTCATCACGCTCGCAGAGGCGCAGATGGAGCGACGGCTGCCGACCCAGAAGATGGTAAAGCGCGCCAATGCCACGATTGACACGCCCTTCTCTGCTCTGCCGTCCGACTTCTTGTCTTGCAAGTCATTGGTGCTGACCTCTACGGCTCCAGTTCAGCCTCTCGTGTTTCTCACAGAGGACGAGCTCGACGCCAAGAAATACGTCTACCGCACCACCGGCAAGCCGCTGTATTTCGCTCTGGTCGGGAACCAGATCGAAGTGCTACCGGCTCCAGATACCGGGTACACGGCAGAGATCACCTACGTCGCAACGCTCGCGAAACTGTCTGACAGTAACACGTCAAACTGGATTCTCGACCGTCACCCAGACGTATACCTATACGGATCATTATTGCAGGCGGCCCCGTACTTGAGAGACGACGAGCGTATCGCAACGTGGTCGTCGCTTTACGAGACGGCTGTGGCTGACATGATCCTGCAGAACGAAAGAGCAGCCTTCAGCCAGGGTCGCACCGCTATGACTGTTAAACCGACGAGGGTTATTCCGTGAGTGCATTTTCAAACTATCTCGAGAACAAGATTCTTCTTCACGTTCTCTCCAATACGTCTTACACGTCGCCGACGACCGTGTACCTCGGGCTGCACACTGCAGACCCGACTGATGCGGGAACCGGCACGGAAGTGAGCGGTGGCTCGTACGCGCGTCAATCGTTTGCCTCGACCATTTCGGGCAACGCGGCGTCGAACACGAGCGCCATCGAGTTCCCGACCGCGACCGGGACGTGGGGTACGATTGGCTGGGTTGCCGTATGGGACAACTCAACGGGCGGCAATATGCTGTTCCACGGCGCGCTGACCTCAAGCAAGACGATTGCCTCGGGCGACGTGTTCCGCGTGCCTGCTGGCGACCTCGACATCACGCTGGACTAATTGATGGCAGGCTACGGCTCGGGGTTATATGGCCGTGGCAATTATGGCATCGACCCGAAAGAGGGCGCTGCCAGTCTAAGCGCGTCCGGCACGTTATCGTGCGCCGGGGTGCGTGTGGCGCTAGGCGCCTCGGCGATGAGCGCCACGGCGTCGCTGACGGCGGTGGGGAATCGCGTACAGTTCGCATCGGCGGCAATGTCTGCCTCGGCGACTGTCACGGCGGCGGGAGAGCGGATCGCGCTAGGCGCGTCGGCGATGAGTGCAAGTGGCACCGTCGCCTGTGCGAGCCAGGTCGTGATGTTGGGTGCGGCCGCGATAAGCGGCACGGCGACGCTCGCGGCGTCCGCGACGAGGGTGCGACTCGGCGACTCTGCCATGTCGGCCTCGGCGACGGTCAGCGCGGTCGGGGTGCGCGTCGCCCTTGGCGCGTGCTCGGCGAGCGCGTCGGCAGCGCAGACGGCGGCCGCGCAGCGGGTGCGACTTGGCGCGTCGGCGATGGCCGGCGCGGCGACGGTCGCGGCCAACGCGGAGGCGGTGTACGAGAGCGGGTCGAGCATGGCTGGGGTGGCGTCTCTCGCCGCCTCCTGTGAGCGAATCCAGCGCGCCTCATGCGCCATATCCGCCACGGCGGCGCTGGCGTGCGCGGGGCGCAAGAAGTGGGAGATCGACCCCGACACGGCAGAGAGCTGGACGGGGCAGACCGATACCGCCAAGGCGTGGTCGGTCATCTCCGACACCTCAGAGTCGTGGAGCCCAGTGGCAGACACAGCAGAGACATGGACGCCGGTCGCAGACACGGCAGAGACTTGGACAGAGAAAACACACCCGGCCTACTTACAGGCCGCTTGAGGTAAATAGAGATGGCTGACACAACTACTACCAACCTTGGCCTGACGAAGCCGGAAGTCGGCGCGTCTGCGGATACTTGGGGCGGTAAGCTCAACACCAACCTTGACCTCGTGGACGGTATCTTCGCCGCCGCTGGCAGCGGTACGTCTGTAGGCCTTAACGTCGGCACCGGAAAGACGCTGACGGTGGGCGGGACACAGAATATGTCGGCGCTCACAGCCTCGACGGCGCTGGCGCTTGATTCAAGTAAAAACATTGTGTCGGTGACGAACACTGGCACTGGGAACAATGTGCTGTCGGCATCTCCAACGCTGACGGGCACGATTTCCGCAGCCGCGCAGACCCTCTCCGGCAACCTGACCCTCTCCGGCGGCACCGCCAACGGCGTGCTGTATCTGAATGCGTCCAAGGTGGCGACGAGTGGGAGTGCGTTAAGTTTTGACGGAACAAACGTAAGTCTTGGCGCTTCAGTTACTTCTACAACGTGGGGTCGGTTTTTAGGCATCCAAGCCAATTACCCCGGCATTGTTTTTGATTCCACCGCAAGTGGCGGCGAAAAGTGGTCTATTGGTGCAGATGCTTCTGTACTTACATTCCGTAACGAAACTGACACCGCAACCAGAATGGTGATTGACGGTTCCGGCAACCTCGGCCTCGGGACGAGTTCGCCTGCTGCAAAACTTCATGTAAGCGGATCTGCTGCAAAACTTTATGTAGACCTTGGGGGCAATAATTACTATCAAGCCACAGATCAGATTTGGCAAAATTATGGTGGTGGCACGGAATACATGCGCCTCACCTCTACGGGGTTGGGCATCGGGAC